GTGGTAGCAGCAAGTGCTAACTGGTGACGATATGTATAGAATGCAGCATCCGTCCAAATCGGACGAATTTTGGTTTCATCGATCTTGTAATCGTCAGAAACCAAACGACCATCAGCAATAAGAATTGCGCGAGCAATTTCCTCATTGAGCATGACACGCATTTCTGATTTGATCCATGCAACTACGTCCATTGTAGTGATGTCGATAATATCATCACGATCCAGTTTCTGCTTTTTGTAAACAGTCTGAGGAATGGTTTCGCGCTTAGCAAGTGCGAATACTTCTTCAACTTTCAAATCCCCAAGCTGATAACCCAAAGCACGAGCAGCATCTGGAGTAATATCAGCAGAAAGGGATTTAATCCTTGAGAATCGGCTCTTTCGAGTTCCGCCAAGAACTGCAGAAACCCATTCCATATCACGAGAAATCCATTCAGGATCTCCAACAGCCTGGACATCCGGGAACAAATAATCGATGTTATCGATACCATAAGTTCCAGCATGCTTAAGAACAGCCAGTTTCAATGACCCCATATCCATAGCGTCATGGAAAATGTTTTCCAATTCTCCCTTTTTCAATTGAATACGGGCAGGCTTTTTAACAGCATCACCTTCAAAAACATTATTATGAATTAGCATATCTTCTCCTTCAGTATTATTGTTATCGCCCTCTTCATCTTCCTCATCGGCAGATTGGGACATATCACCACCGCCCTGTTCTTCTAAGATTTTGGCTATGATAGCATAAACCGCAGTCTTTTGATCATCATCCAGGGTATCAAAAACTTCGCCTACAGTTGCGTCGTCAGAAGCATGTTCGATAATTGATTGTTCGATTTCTTCATCGCTTAGATTTTCCCTATTAAATACTTCAAGATCTTCTCCTGAATAGATAACAGCTTCATCTTCCAATGAAGTAAAATCTCCATCGCTATGTTCAAGAACTAAATTATCAATTTTAGCTTCTTTGTTAGCACCGGCTAAAACGAGACTCAACTCTCGAATCATTCCGTGCATAACTTTGCTTGATTTTTCAACAAGTTCGTTTGCATAGATAGATAATGCTGTAATATCGCCATGAAGAACCAAAGCTTTTGCCTGAGTACCAGATGGGGTATCATTAAATGTCCCATAAGCATAAACGCCTTCATCTCGATACTCTAGAACAGCATGACCAAGAACATTATCTACACTATCATGACCATGTCGCCAAACCATTGGGACAGTCTCTCCATTTTGGTGTTCAAACGCGCCTTTAAGAATCGTCCTACCATCGGTGCATTTAACTCCAAACTTGGTAGCCCATCCTGAAAAATTATAATTATCTTTTTTCATACAGACTTCCTTCCATTTTGATTAATTTCTTGCGAATCATCTGTCGAAGGTTGAGGAACTTCATTATCACTTCGATTTAGATTTTTGTTTCTTAGTTCATCAGCATTCGGATCGGCACTTGGCTTGAAACCCATAACACCTCTAAATTCATTAGTAGTTAAAATCTCATTTCTAGTGAATTTATCAGCCATATCTGCAAGAGTGTCTGACTGAACTAATCTGAACGGATCTTTCATAGCTTTAATAGCTTGTCCTTGTGTTCTAGCTGTTTTAGTTAGAAAAGATCTGTGCATGCCATTAGCAACGGCTGAAACAAAAGGTTCAATTGTTCGATTCCAGTAATTAAGCATTGTCTTTTCATCGGCAGTACCAGCAAACACTTCAGGCGTGAGACCTAACTGGCTATATAGCATACTCGTTAAATACTCAATCTGTCCCATTAAATTGTTCTCTGCAGGACGATTTAATTGGGTTATATGCTCTGTACCATCGATGTAAGCAATACCGTATTTAGAATCAGTTAACTGATTAATAATTGATTGCTTTCTAGCCTCTGCTTGTTCAATTCTAGTAGCAGTTTTTAGAGGATAGGGCAATTGAATTATTAGATCTAACTTACCAGATCCACTTTGTTGATCGATTGCATCTAATAAATTTAATTTATCAATCAATCTTCTCAGAGTAGAATTAGTATCATTCATAACTGAATAAAGTGGATTTTCAATAATAGCTACTTGCTTTTTATGAAGAATTATGTCTTGCTTTTGACCGAGTTTTTCATTATAAACATTAAGTTGAACATGCTCTGGATACCATTGTTTTATAACTCCACGTCTTAAATCCAATACATCAAAAGCGCCATCTTTTGGATTAATGGTGGTTTCTACCGGTACTATAGCTACATGACCTTCATCACACATTGTCATTACGATATCAAGAATAAAAGACCTACCCGTTTGATCTATGTTTGCTCCAGTGGTTAAACATTCATTTAAATTAGATGCTATTGTATCTACATAATTTCCATTTTGATCTAAACGAACATGTCTTAGCGGTATTGATGAAACGTCGATAGCAATCCTATTATAAACGGAAGCAATAATAGAACGTTCAGTTCCTAAATAAAACTGATATCTATCTTGTCTATAACCATAACCAATTCCAATATCTTTAGAAAGGAGATATTCTTCTCCATATCTGAATACATTAAACGCTTTTCTAAAACGTTCTCTAAATGAATCCGGCAATGTTGTACCTCCTTTCTTTTATTCAAATTCGTCTTTATTTAGTTTGTAAGATACGTAAGCATCCATTAAAGCAGAAACGGGATCAATCTTTTGTTCATGCCTCTTCTTTAGAAGTTTTCTATTACCATTAGTATCTTCTAAAGTTACAGCATTCCCCATAGCAAAACTCATAAGTTCTTGATCAAAGACCAACATTCGTTCTTCAGCCAATGTTTTTAGCTCGCCAAGAGGAACAGATTCCGTTTTTGCTCCTTGTATAACCTTCTCAATCCCATAAGGTCCGTTTTCTTTCTCCCAACGTTCAATGAATTCTCTAGCATTGTAAGGATCAAAACCGACACATCGAACATCAAATTGTGAATCGACAATAAATTGTTCTAGATCCTCATAAACTTGCATCATGTCTAAGACGGTTGTTTCTAAAACTTGCAAACTAGTCTCTTCTAAGAATTCATCATACTTTGCTCGCATTGCGCCAGGAAGTTTTCTTAAAGTTATTGATGTAATGTAACATCTAGTCTTAACGCCAAAAGATCCATTTGGCAATGGGAATAGAAAAGTAAATGCACAGAAGTCATCACCTTGAGAAAGATCAAATCCTAAAGCACAAGGTAAAGACCAGAAATCTCTACGCCTATGAGGAATTGTTTCTTCGTATGTAAAGAAGTAAGTATAACCTTCCATAGGAATACCAAACCTTTTTGCAAGAATGTCATTCCTAGCAGAGGGGACTTTTTCAGCTCTCTCAACGTCTAATTGATAAGCTTCATAACTTACAGTCTTTCCAATATTGGGATTTGCTTTTAACCAAAGAGCAGGATCATTAATTTCTTGAACATCATCGAGTCTATAATACCAAATAGAAACATGAGGATTTATATAGTCTCCTTTTAAGATGTCCAAAAGTTCCATTTTGATTGTATCACCGGAACTATTACGAACTGTACCTTCTGAACTCATAGCTATAATTAAGTAATCAGGTAATTTAGAAGCTCCTTGTTCTATAGCACCAACCACATCTTCTCTAATGTCTCCAGAAAGCCATTCGTCTACTGTTGAGACATAAGGTCTTAAACCTTGAAGCTTATCTATTGACATAGGACGGATTTCGAGTAAAGAACCAGTTAAAAAATTCTCAATACCCTTTTTCGTTGATGCTAATTTTTGACGATTTGCTCTAGAACCTGTTGTATTCTGTAACGAACCCTCTGTTAAGAATTTAAATAGTGGTCCTCGAGCACGAATAATAGACGTTCTAATTGGAGAAAGAATCTCTTCGCCTTGTTTCATTGTTGGTGCTGTTGTAATTTGGTGCGTCGTAATAGTTTCGACATTTAAAAAGTAATTTTGAATACAAGCACCATACATAGACTTAGCTGCACCTCTTGCCACGATTAAATACTGTTTATTAATTAATCGTTTCTTTATAGTTTTGCGAACGTAGTGTCCTCCCCTTCCCTTTTTATTAGGAACGTACACACTTCTTTCTATAAAGTAATACCAGCCAAAAAGTTGCTCCGCCCAAAGTTTAAAACTATCGAGCAAAACCAATTCTGACCCATCAGTTAATGTTAATTCCGCTTCGCAAAACTTAACAAAACCTTCTACAGCTAACTCATCATAGTAAACACCCTTATTCTCTATTAACTGATCAATTCTATTCATTTCAAGAGAGATTTCTTTACATACGGGTATCTCACCATTGATTACGCGATCACGAAATTCTCCATAATACTTTGGGGTGGCGGTATTAGATAATGTCATAATTAACTTCTAGGTTTTGTTGGGGTACCAGTTTTTGCAATATTATATGAACCAATTGCAGTATTAAGAACCGCGGCAATACCAGCACTTTTCAAAGCTGATTCGGCTACTTGTCTAGAATTTCCTCCTAAAGCTGTTGTGAGTGTTGCACTTACAACTGCACTAAGAACCGATACTTTTAAACCAGCTTTTCCTAAAACTTTCCAAGAGTCTTTATTTTTAAGATTTTTTCTAGTTTTAGCATCTCGTGTTCTTTGTTCGCTGATTCTTCCTGTTAATTTTCTAGCTTCCTTACGTAATTTTGTAGCGTTTTTCTTTACAGCTTCTGATTCTTTCTTATAACCAGCTCTTTTCAAGCTTGCAGCATCTCTATCAGCAGCTCTAGCAGCTGATAAACGTCTTCGACGTCCCCAACGCATGCCTAATACCCCATAATGAATGATTTCTCCATTACTTTCCATAGACTTTTCTCCTATTGCTTTATCTTTTTTAAGATAATTTCTACAGTTTTTACTGCTGCTGCACCAGCTAAACCAGCTACAACTTGATTACCGTAAGAATCTACAGCTTTTTGAACCTTCTTAGATACTTTATCAAACTTTTTATTACTTACGCTTTTGTATCGGCTTTCTAGTTCTAATCTACCAGCAACGGCTTGAAGTTCTTCATTAGTCATCTCGAATATTCTCTTTTTTTGAAGTTTTCTACTTCTTACGTGCTCTTGACTAGGCGTTCTAGCTTTTCTTTTCCCCCACTTCATACCTAATACACCATAATGTGCCAATACCTCTTTTTCTTCAATATAGATAGATACAATATGTCCTAAAGAATCTAATTTTGCAATATATCTAATTGGTTTTTCTCCTTCAGAAGCATGTTCAACATCTTCTAAATCAAATACAACTTTTCCAGTTTCAGTATTCCAACTCCATACTGCTTGTTTAGTTTTCGATGGGTTTTGTCCAAGAATGCTTACTGATGCATCTCTCATAGCTTTGTTTAAAGCTGTATTATGATCTTTTAAATATTCTTCATAAAGTTTTTGATTTTCTTTTTTACTAAAATCTTTCCCTTTATATTTTGGACTATTGTTTATTCTAGCTATTTCTCCATTGTTCATTACATCTGCGGCTTTATTATAAACTTTTACAAAAGCACTAGGCGTTGAAGTTCTACTTACGTATCGTCTATCTTTATATTTCCCCCATTTCATACCTAATACGCCGTAATGTTCCAATACTTTATTAATATTCATAAAATATCCTTCCTATGCAGTCGGAGGTTCTCTTTGAACCATCAAACGAAATTCTAATTCTTTTATAGTATTTTCAATAGATTGAAGAACAAACGAACTTGCAGGAGGATCAAAGAAAGTTTTAACTTTCATACAAATATAAGTTTTTACGCCTTCAATATCAGTATCTGTTCCGAGAAAATCAACCCATTTATCATTCATATCGGTTATAGAATATCCAGTATCAGAACCAACTCCTATTTGCATTAGGGACATAAAAGCTGTATTTATTGAAAGAATTAATTCATCATCGAAAGTAATTTCTTCTTCAGATACTCCCAATGATTTTTTAACAGTTAGCAATATACTATCCATTTATTCTCCTATAGTTTCCAAGGTATTGTATCATTGGGACGACGTTCAACCAATTTTTTAGGTAAAAGATCTTCTGTGCCAAAATGAATTGCATTATGAGTTCTTTCAGAAACACAAATAAGAAATTCTGGATTAATAACATCAAATCTTTTATGCTTTATGTCATCAATAGTTACAGGATTCATATGATGTATTATGATTTTATCAAAAATATCATAACCAGGAACTCCTAAATCACAACCATCATCTCTGATAATAACTTTATCTCTGGTAGATCTCCAAATTTTAGA